AATTATCCTGAAGTAACATCTTCTTTATCAGGCTCATATCCAAATAACTATTCGTTCAATCAAACGGCTAGTATAACATCTAATGTAAACAATACAACAGGTTCAGTAACAATGTCAATAGTTGTTCCTGAATCAGGAATTAATATTGAACAAAGATTCTTCAATGAAACTACATCAACCGCAACATTAACTGCATCTTTTGTAGCATTTGGACAAGCTCCATTTAATGTAACGGCTAGTATCATAAACAATAAAGGAAACGTATCTAACTCAAATATCAATTGGAATGTAACAAGCTCTAAAATAAATAATAGTGCTAGTTTATCTTCATCATTTGGAATTAGAAAAGATGGTAATGTACAAATACTAAATGTAAGTGATGCACTTATTGCAACAGGCTCTACATTTAAAAATGATTACGCATTTAATATAACATCAAGTTTAACATCATCATATAGTTCTTACTTTACATCAGGTAGTTCTTCATTTTACTTTGCAAAAAGTACTTTGACAATTCCTGAAGTTGGTATTAATGTAGTTTCTTATGGAACATCATCTATAATCACTGGCTCTTTTGCAGCAGTAACGGGAATAGATAATTACAATATAAGTGCAAATATGGTTGAGCAATCTACTCAAACAATAGAGTATGTGTTAATCGGTGGTGGTGGAGCAGGAGCTCCAAGTAGTGCACAAAATCCTGGAGCAGGTGGTGGAGCAGGAGCTCTATTAACTGGTTCAGCATTAATTATATCAAATACTCCTTATACGGTTACTATTGGTAAGGGTGGTATTGATTACACAAATGGTTCAGATTCAATATTTGCAGGACAATTAGTTCCTTATGATGGAACTTGGGCAAGTGGAATAGAAATAAATAATAGCTATTTAATAGCACCTGGCGGTGGTAGAGGTGGATACGGACAAAATGGTATAAATCCACCTTCAACTGGAGGTTCAGGTGGTGGTGGAGTTGGATTTGGTGTAGACCAAGTATCACAACCACCATCAGCAGGAACAACAACTGGTTCATTAGCTATTTCAGCATCTATGTTAAGTGTACCTGCAATGACTGCTAGTTTTCTAAATATCAATGCAGCTGGTTCATCCGGTAGTGCTGGTGTTTTATTGACAAGACAAGGATTTCCTGGATTCAGTTATGGTGCTGGTGGTAATGGTGGTGGCAAACCAACAAATATAGATTGGTTACTTACAACTATCAACTCAGGTAATGTAGCTGGTGGTGGAGGTGGTGGAAACCAATGGGCACAAGGTAATTACCAAACAACGCCAGGTTTCGGTGGTGGTAACGGACAAAGTATTACAGGAGTAGTTGGTAATGCCGTACAATTCACAGGAGGTGGTGGAGGCGGTGCTTCAACTTATAGTGGTGGTGGAGCTGGTGCAGCAGGATATGGAGCATCTGGGTCAATGAGTATTCGTTACCCTGGTTTACAAAATGGAATTGGCGGTAATATAATATACTATAACGGATATACTATACACACATTTACTTCTTCTGGAGAATTTACAATATTTTCAAATACAGAACCTATAATACCAACAACTGCATCATTTAATATTCAATATGCAATAGTAGGTGGTGGTGGAGCTGGTGCATCTTCAGCTGCCGGAGGCGGTGGTGGAGGAGGTCAATTATTATCTGGCTCAATTAATAATGTAAACCTAACAGGTTCATTTAATGGAGTATTTAATATTAATGTAGGTGAAGGTGGTATTGGTCCATTTGTAGTTGGAGAAAACACTGGAGGTAATTCAGGAAGTATCTCAATCTTATCATCATCAATTAGTAATTTAATTGCATTTGGTGGAGCAGGTGGAGTAGGAATTACTTCTAACTTTACTTCTTCAGTAAGCGCAAGTGCTGGTGGTGGTAGTGGTAACCCATCACATTTGAATGGTGGAACTGGATTTACAAATGGTGGAACTGGATTTTATGGAACTGCTTCATTTGGTGGTGGATTTGCAGCAGCAGGTGGTGGAGGTGGAGGTTATTTACAAAATGGCCTTAACGCTACTGCTAGTTTTGTATCTGATGCTGGTTATTGGATTGCAGATGCTGGCAACGGAGGTAATGGTATTCAACTATTCATAACTTCATCAGCACCATACGTGGCAGCAGGTGGTGGAGGTGGTGTTAGAAATAACGTACAAACAACAGGTGCAAATGGTATTGGTGGAAGTGGAATTGGTGGAGATGGAGCTAAATTCGTAGGTTTCCAAACTAGATTATCAGCAACTTCTGGTAAAGTTAATACTGGAGCTGGTGGTGGTGGAGCAGCCGTAAACGATGGTGAAGGTGCTGGATTTGGAGTAGCTAATGGAGGTAATGGTGGAAGTGGAGTAGTTTACTTAAGATTCCCTAACACTATTAATTTACCATTATTTAGTGGAAATCCTCCTGTAATATCATTTGATGGAGATTCTACTGTGTACACATTTATCACAGGCTCAACACAAATACAATTTGTGTAAACTAAAAATTACTACAAAACAATACATAATTGTTAAATAACTAAAATACAAATAATATGAACGCAACAGAAGTACTAAAAAGGATAATGACGACTTTATCTCTATCTAAAGAGGAAGTGTTATTTACTTACGCAAAACTTGCTGATGGAACAATCTTAGAATCTCCTACATTCGATGTTGGTGAATCAGTAGATGTAGTTACTGAAGATGGTAAATCTCCAGCTCCAGCAGGTGAACATGAAGTAATCTTAAGAGATAGCGAAGGAAACGATGTTAGAATTAAGATTATGGTAGATGCTGAAGGTAAAATCTCTGAAAGAGAAAACGTAGAATTACCTGAAGGAGATGTTGAAATGGAATCAATCGCTGGTGGTGACATGGGTGATGACGAGGAAGTTGATACTGAAGAAACTGCAGAACCTATTTCAGAAGATATGAAAAAATATGGTGACATGAAGAAAGTAATGGAAGACATGTCTTATCGTATTGAAGAATTAGAAAAGAAAATGCAGTCTATGATGGAGGTTAAGGAAGAAGAAGTATCTGAAGGAGAAAAAGCTGAGAAAGTAAAAGCAGAACCATTACCTGGTGATGTAGCTATGAAAGCAGTAACTGACGAAGATGAAGAAGAACTTCCTAAATTGGATGGAGCACCAATTGATGAAAACGCACCAAAACAAAACGGAGTAAAATTCAATAAGAAAGGGGCTGTAGCTAATACACAAAACTCTTTCTTATCAAAATTATATAAATAAAACAAACAAAATCATTTAAAGATGAGAAAACAACAAAACTTTCAACAACCAAGCATCACCACAACTTACGCTGGTGAATTTGCTGGGAAGTACATTGCAGCAGCGTTGTTATCAGCAAAGACTTTAGATAACCAATACATCACAATCATGCCGAATGTGAAGTTTAAAAGTGTTATCCAAAAGATTGATGTTAATAGCATCGTGAACAACGCATCATGTGACTTCACAACTTCTGGTACTGTAGCTCTTACAGAGAGAATCTTAGAACCAAAAGAATTACAAGTAAACTTACAATTATGTAAGCAAGAATTCGTAGATAGCTGGGAAGCTTTACAATTGGGCTATAGCGCATTTGATGAGATTCCAAAAGATTTCAACGATTTCTTAATCTCTTATGTAGGTGGTAAAGTAGCACAAGCTACTGAAGAATCTATCTGGAGAGGTACAACTGCAACTAATGGTGAATTTGGTGGTATCTATACCGCTTTATCTTCTTCAGTTGTAGCTGGTGGTACTAACGCTCCTGTAACTTCATCAGTTTCTGGTTCTATCACTTCTGCAAACGTATTAACTGCATTAAATGCATTAGTTGATGCTATTCCGCAAGAAGTTTATGGAAAAGAAGATTTGATGATTTATGTTCCAACAAACGTAGTTAAGGCTTATCAACAAGCATTAGCTGGTGGAGCACAAGGTGCAAATGGTTTCAACAACCAAATGAACGTTGGTGAAAAACCATTGAACTTCAACGGTATTGAGATGGCATTCTGTCCAGGTCTTGGTTCTTCTGCTATGGTAGCAGCTCAAAAATCAAACTTATTCTTCGGAACAGGTTTATTGAGTGACCATAACGAAGTAAGAGTATTAGACATGGCTAACTTAGATGGTTCTCAAAACTACAGAATCATTATGAGATACACAGCTGGTACTCAATATGGTATCGGTGAGGACATCGCTATCCATAAGAACTATTAATATATTGAATGAATAATGGGAGGGTGTAATTCCCTCCCTCATTCTAATCTATTAAAAACAAAAACAAATTAACTAAAAAAACTAAAACTATGGCTTGTAATTTAACAGCAGGTAGAAATGAACCTTGTAAAGATTCAGTTGGTGGTATAGCTTCAGTATTCTTCTTGAACTATACTGGTTCTTTAGGTAATGTATCATCTGGCTCAGACGGAGATGCTTTACTAGAATCATTACCAGCGGGCTTAACAGTGTATCAATATGACCTAAAAGGAAATTCTAGCTATACTGAAACTGTAAACTCATCTCGTGATAATGGTACAACTTTCTTCTCTCAAGAATTAGTTCTTAACTTGAAGAAATTAACCAACGAAATGACTACACAATTGAAGTTGATGGCTTATGGTAGACCTCAAATCTTTATCCACACAATGGCAGGTGATACTCTATTGGTAGGACAAAGAGAAGGTGCAGATGTAACAGCAGGTACTATTCAGACCGGTGCAGCATTGGGTGACCTTTATGGTTATTCAGTAACCTTCACTGGACAAGAACAATTCCCAGCTCCATTCGTATCTGGTTCTACTTATGGAAACCCATTCGGTTCTATAAGCAATCCTCCAACTATCGTAGTAGGAACAAATTCTTAATCAGTATAGAAAGAAATAATTAAGAGGGTAGCACTAAGTGTTACCCTTTTTTATGCTCATCACTATAATTGTTTGTAAAATTGTTAAATTATAAACATAAAGACGAGATAATGCTTACATACTACTCATCTAGTAACAACGTATGGACATTCAGAACACAACCAACTGGAAGTTCAAACCTTAGATTATATCTACAAGATATGACAACGCTGGTTAATACATCAGCATCGTTGTCAAATTACTCTTATGATGCATACGAAAGTAAGTTATCATTCACTGCTTCGCAAGTACCTACATTAGTAAGTGCAAGTGTTGGTGATGAATATAGGGCTTACATTTCAGATACAACATGCTCAATATGGCATGGTAGTATTAATGTGTTTACTACTCAACCTTTGGATAAAACAAATTACGTTAATCAAATACCATTAGAAGATGTGTACATTAGTAACGTGACAGATAATGAATATATAATTCTAGACTAATATGAAAATAAATCAAAACTTTAGTGTAGTTAATCTTACACAACAAGACATCCCAGTTATAACAGAAGATACAAAGACAAGATACCAATGGGTGCCGGTAGGCGTTATTGGACCTGATGATTTCTTCCAAAACGTAATAGATGCATATAATAATTCAACAACCAATGCAGCTTGTATTGAGGGTATAGCTGATTTAGTATATGGTAAAGGATTATACACTAAGAACAAAGGATTTGAAGAAACTTTAGGTAAGTTAATACCGCAAGAAGAAATTAAAAGAGTAGCTTTTGATTTAAAACTATATGGTAATGCTTGTTTCCAAGTTTATTGGAATGATGACCATAGTAAGATAATCAAAATGTATCATGCTCCAGTACAAAACTTTAGAGCTGAGAAACTATACGATAAACCAAAGATTGAGAATTACTTCTATTGTATTGATTGGAGTGACCATAAAGCACAAAGAAATAAGAAAAAGATTCCAGCATTTGGTACATCTACTGAAAAGATGGAAATCTTATGGATTAAAAACTATTCACCTGGCAAATACTATTACGCATTGCCTGATTGGATTCCTGCTTTACAATTCTCATTTGCTGAAGCTGAATTATCTAATTTACATCTTAACAATATTGAGAATGGTTTCTTACCATTAGTGATGGTTAATATGAATAATGGTATTCCAGCTCCTGAAGAAAGAGATACGATTGAGGATTTGATTGAATCTAAGTTTACAGGCACTAGAAACGCTGGTAGATTTATGATTTCATTTAACGATGACCCAGAAAGAAAACCAACAATTGATATTATCTCTACTGATAATCTACATGACAAATACAAATATGTTGCTGAATACGCACAGGATAGAATCTTAGTTGGACATAGAGTAACATCTCCATTATTGTTTGGTATCAGAACTGTATCTAATGGATTTAGTTCTCAATCAGAGGAAATGAAAACAGCTTATTCTATCTTACAAACGATGACGATTAATCCATTCCAAAACCTAATCATAAACTTCTTATCAGAGGCTTTAAGTGTAGGTGGATTTGATGATAGTGAATTGTATTTCGAGCAATTAACTCCATTGGTAATCCTTTCTGAAACTGCAGAAGAAACAGGACAAAGTATTGAAGAAGTACAGGAAGATATTAACGAAGAAGGAGAAAATCCTGCAGAGATAGAAGATAACCCATCA